CGAACGGTTCAGGGCGGCCAGGTGCAGGTTCGGTTGGTTGGTGAGGGCGGCATTGGCGAGGCGCACGATCTCGCCCGAGGCCTTCGAATGGATGAAGACCGGCGAGATGTAGCGATAGGCGCGACCCTCGATGGCGCTGCGCCCCTCGGCATTCCAGTCCACGCGCCCCCAGATCGCGCCGTCGCGCAGCTGCAGCTCGCGCACCCAGCCGACGGCCGGGGCGGGCTCGCCGCGTGGCGCCCGGATCTCGGTGGCGTGCTCGAAGTCGATCGGCAGCTCCGCGCCGTTCTGCGCGAAGGCCTCGATCAGGCGCTGCGGATCGCTCAGGCGCCAGCGCCGGCCGTCGCGGCCGACCACGTCCGGGCCGGCCGGCAGGAGCTGCACCCAGTCGGGGGCGGCGCCGGTCTCGGCATTGATCGCGATCGCGATGGAGGCGGCAGGTTCACGGGTCATGTCCCCGGTTATCGCCGCCGGGTGCCTTGCTGTCCCGACCGAAGGGCTTCGGTCGGCCTCTGGCGGGATTTCGGGGAAGCGCGCTGAGCGGGCCGCTGAGCGGCCTTGCGGGTCTCGCGGCCACCTTGCCCCATGAAACCCCGACTTGGCAATCCTGCCTACTTTAAGTGGGGTTCAAAAACGATCCTGGGCGGGAGGGGGCGGTGCGGCTGGCGCCTGGCGGGTGGTTTCGTGCCAAAAGGGGTGGAAATCGCGCCACGCATCAGCTACGTAACGGGAGAGGCGCCTGAGCCAGCTCAACCGGCAATGCGACCGTCAAGGATATGCGACCTTGCAGGCGTCTCACTCCTCTCCTTCCGAACGAAGTACGGCCCAGCGGGGCTGATTTCGATCGAGATACTCACGCACCGGCGGGTAGAAGGTGCTGAGATACAGTTCATCTCCGGTGCCAGTCGCCTTGATGGCGAAGATCCAAGGTGCACCGTCGATGTCCAGCATGCAGAACAGACTTCTGGGCGCACCACGCTGGTAAACCGTGCCTACGCGCAGGGCGCGATCCAGTTCGACGAGTTCATTCATGCCGACATCTGGTCGCTTATCGCGCATCTTCGCCGCAGTGAAGTCCGAATACTGCACCACCCGCGTCGATGCGCCGAGATGGCGAGCCAGATCCTCCGGCAGCATCGCGACCGGCACGCTGCCCGTGGCCGTGCCCTCGTGGATGCGCCGGGCGCGCCAGCTCGTGGCCATGTCGCGTGCGGCGACACGCGCGATGTCGGGATCGGCCGCGTCCAGGCGGTCGGCCAGGAACTGCTCCATGCGGCGTTGCCGGGCGAGGCCTGGATTGCCCTCCCATCCCGGATCGATGCCGACGGGGACCTGGCGGATCTCGCCGGTGCGCCCGTTGAGCACCTCGCGGCGGCGCACCTCGGGGGCCTCGGATATCCCGCGGCGCTCCGCCTCGCGCTGGCCGATCTGGCGCACATGGCACTTGCAGCCCCAGCCGTTCGGCGGGAACCACGTCTCCCAGAACGGATCGTCGGCCGGCAGGACCAGGCCCTCCTTCTCGGCGTGGTGCGGGCGGTGCCGTTCGGAGGGGCCGAGCAGGTAGACCAGGTAGGGCAGCACGTCGCGGGTGCGCTGAATACGCTCCCACTGGCCGGCCGCGCGGGCCGAGCGCAGGTTGGCGCGATAGATGGTGCGCAGGCGGCGGGGACTGCCCAGCTGGACCTCGCGCAGCTCGCCCGTCTGCGGGTCCTCCATGATCTGTCGGCCCCACCAGCCGAGATCCTGGAGGCGAGGTGTCAGGTCGCGGGCCCATTGCCGGTAGGGGATGCCCTGCTCGATCGCGTCGCGCAGGGACCCTTGCAGCGCCTCTAGCACATCGAGCTCCATCGCCTTGGCCACGCTGAAGGCGATGGCGTGCTCCTCGGGCTCCATGTCCTCCCATGAGAAGGACGGGCGCAGCTGTCGGTTCTGGAAATATGCGGTGACCTCGGGCGGCGCGCCGATGTCGAAGGCATAGCCCGGCCGGTCGGCCCCGTCAGCCATCGCGCGCTTCGCCGATGGCGCGGGCCTTGAAGGCGGCTTTCACGAGGGTTTCGATCATGGCCGCGCTTTGCATCGCGGGGAAGGCCTCGCGAATGATCTGCGCCGCCGCCTCGTAGCTCTCCGCGGCCTCGATCCGCGCCAGCACCGGCCCGATCACGGGGTCTAACACCTCCTGCCAGTCCTCGGCCATCGCGCGTTCGATGTCGTCGAGCTCCTCGGCCGGGTCCGATAACTCCGTCCGGTTCGCCGCCCGCGCGGGATCGTCCTGCGGCGGCGACGACTGGCCGCCGCCGATGATCTCGTCCCCCTCGACGGGGTCGGGCAGCTTAAGCTTCTGGCGCACCGGCCCTGCGGGCACCTTCAGCCCGACATTCACCAGGCGGAACACGTTGCGCATGATCAGGTCGACATCCTCGGGCTCCTCCACCTCGATCGCGACCCGCGGGTAGTGGCGCTGCACCCCGAAGTTCAGATCGACGAAGGGCCGCACGAGATCCCGGTTCAGCACGCCGCTGACCGCGCGGGCATCGGACTGGGCGATGTCGATGCGCACGTCGTTGTGGACCTTCGCCTGCGCCATCGAGGATCCGCTGTCAGCCGTCATGGTCTGGCCGAGCACGGCCTTCGAGATCTGCTCGTCACACCAGCGCGCGAGCTTCTCGAAGATCTCGTTGCCCTGCCCTGAGGCTGCGTCCTCGAAGTCGATCCGCATGCTCTCGGGCAGGACGGCCGCGGCATCGGACCCGATATTGGCCACCGCGCGGAACAGCACGTCGATATCCTCGGGCTTCGCGCCCGGGCCGTAGCGCCCCAGCCGCAGCGGCAGTCCGTAGGTCTCGATGAAGGCGATCCAGTCCTTCGTCGTGTAGCTCTTGCAGATCCATGTGAAGGCCACGAGCCGGGCGAGGCCGCCGCGGATCGGCAGGCCGGATTTCAGGCGGGTGCGGTGCTGCAGGAACTTTCCCGGCTCCAGCGGAATGCCGTCGGACAGGTCGCTCTCGTCGAGCAGGCGCAGCTCCTGCCCGGTCTCGCGGTCGAAGCGGAGCCAGCGCGGATCAACGTGGTGGAAGGCGTCCGGCCACCACTCGCGTGCGGTTGTCCGCCAGTCGATCTCGACCACGGCGAACCCCTTGCCGAGGGCATCGAGCAGGTCCTCGACCAGGTCGGCGAACCCGTCATGCTCGGCGATCCGCTCGCGCACCGCCTCGGCGATCCGCTTGTCGTCCGCCGCGTCCGAGGCGGGCTTGACGACGGGCTGGACGCCGGAGATCGCGCGCTTCCGCATCCCGAGAACCGAGGCGTAATGCGGATCCCGCTCTTCCATCTCCTCGGCCAGAACGACGTAGTCGTGGAGGTTGCCCTCGGCGGCGGCGCGCAGGATCGAGGCGAGCCGCGCCGGGGTCAGGCCCGCGGCGGTGCTGTCCGCCCAGGCGCGGCGGATCCCCGTCAAGCCCGGCTCGGCGATCCGTTGAGTGAGCTGGCGCGTCCGCATGGGGCGCCCGTAGGCATCGAGCAGGGCCATCACCACACTCCTTCATGGGCGCCGAAGCCGGCGGTCATCCGCAGCTGGCGCTCGGCGTCCCGACCGCCGTCGCGCGGCACGGGCTTGTAGACATAGGGCTGGTAGTCGTCCTTCAGCGCGGCGATCAGCATGCAGAGTGCCACGGCCGCATCGCCATGTCGCCCGGCGTTCCGGGTGTTCGGGATGGTCGGTATCCCTCCGATCAGCTTCACCGCGCGCAGATCGTCCTTGATGTCCACATCGCGGGGCAGGCGGAGCGCCCGGTCGTCGATCCGGCCCTTCATGCGCGGCATGTGTTCGAGATACCAGGACTGGGTGATCTTCACCTGCGCCCCTTCCGCCAGCGCCAGCCCGTTGCCGGTGGCGTCGAACTTGCCCCCGATGAAGCGGCCGACGCCATCTGCCACGAAGCGGACGACCTGCTTTTGCTGCTCGATCGGGGTGTTCTTCATCTCGATGATGAGCGGCACGTCGATCACCAGGTCGCGCAGCTCCTGGCCGACGGCGATCACGCTGAGGTCGGTCGTGCGCCCGAAGTCCTCCCCGATCGCGGTCGAACGGTCGGCGTCCATCCGGCGGAGGGCGGGGGCCACATGCTCGTCGAGCCAGTCCTCCACGAAGGCGGTGCGCTCGGCCATCGGGCGCAGCTGGAAGCCTTCGGGGCAGGAGAGGCGGGCGACCCTGTGCTCGTCCACCATGCAGGCCTCGACGGCCGCGCCGGAGATGAAGGTGCCCGAGCTCGCCTTGGGGATGACGCGCAGCTCCTCGTCGGCGTCCTCGCCGTAGAAGGCGAAGATCGATGCGATCCAGTCGGCCTTGGCCTCCGGCGTGTCGGGCTTGCCGGTCACGAGCGCGATGCGCTCGTAGAGCCCCGCCGCGATCGCGTCATCGAAGGTCACGCGCAGGACCTTGCCCGAGCGCTTGCCCGCGCGGACCTGCTGCACGAGCTGGTTGAAGGGGTTCTCGACGCCGTCATGGGTGGAGATGACAAGCACCTTGCCGCCCCACATCAGGAGCGCCATGGCCGCCTTGAGCAGCTCGTCCAGCTCGTCATGGAAGGCGGCCTCGTCGAAGATCACGTAGCCCTGGCGGCCACGCAGGCTGCGGGGTTTGGAGGTGAGCGCCACGATCTCGTAGCCGGAGGCGAAGCGGATCCGGAAGGCGTTGATGTCGCGGTCGGCGCCGTCCTCGCCCTGGTCGCGGAACAGGAATTCACCGACCTCCGAGGCGGCCGGGATGAAGGCCCGCGCCCACATCGCGCAGGTGTCGATGAACTCGCGCGCCATGTCCAGGTTGTAGCCGATGTAGAGCACGTCCATGCCGCCCGCGCTGCGGGCCGAACCGGCGGTCAGCGTGGCGTCTGCGCCCACGCCCCATGTCATCCCGATCCGGCGGCTCTTCTCGACCACCACGAGTTGCTCGCGAGCGGTCGTGGCCAGCAGCTCAGCCTGGTAGGAGAGCAGCACGGCAGGCAGGCTGTCCGCGGCTCCGATGGCCTCGGGCAGGGCCTGGCGCGCCTCGTCGCGGAGCGCCTGCCAGTCGGCGTCGCTGACGGCGGGACCGCTCATGCCGTGCCGGCCCACGCGGTGGCGTAGCGCGACTGCAGGCGGTCGTCATGGGCGACGGGGCCCAGCAGATCAGGGCAGAAATCCGCGTCGCCGAGCCGCCAGAGGTGGCGGCACGGCCGTGCATTCACCAGCGCCGAGCGCGCCGGATAGACCTCGATCGCGCGCGCCTCGTCGCCCCAGATACGGCACTTGATCTCGAAGAGCGTGTCCCAGTCGAGACTGCCGTCATGCGCCACGGCGATCTTGCCGAGGTCGGGATCGACGGTCACCTCGCAGCCGAAGAGCGGGATCGTGTACGGCTCGCTCATGACGCGACCCGGTGCATGCGCCAGCCCGCCAGCTGCAGCGCGGCCCAGACCGTCACCCGGTCGCCCCGGCTCATCCGGACCCAGGCCTCGCAGGCAGCGTCCGGCGATGCGCCGGTCAGCATCAGCGCCACCACGAGCGCCTTTTTTCGCGCGGCTTCTGCGGTCGGTTCCTCGAATGCGGTGCCTTTCGGCGTCGTCACGCGGAACATCATGTCTCCACCCCCAGGATCTGCGCCTTGATGCCCGCAACGGCGTCTTTCGTGAGGCCGAGCTGCCGGGCACTCTTCTCGACACTGGCGGCGGCGGCCCGGCGTGCCTCCTCGGCGATGAGGTTGCGCTCCTCGGCGACCAGTTTCTGGCGGAGGCCGGACGAGGCCATGACGTCTTTCAGCATCCGCCCCATGAAATGCAGGTCCTTCGGATCGATCTCCGCGTCCTCGTCGGCCTGGCTGCGCATGTAGCGGAACGCCAGCGTCGTCAGCATCTGGAACAGGACGCCGTGGCGCTTCGCCTCGTCCTCCATTCCCTCGTCGCTGATCCAGTCCGCCGCCCAGGCCGCCGCTTCCTCCTGGTAGCGCACGAAGCTCTCGTATTCCTGGCCGAAGCGCTGGACGCTCGAGCGGTGGACCCGGATCTCGCACCCGTCCTCGGCGAGGCGGCGGTTCAGCTCCTCGGCGATCTGCTCGTAGCCCGCGAAACCGGCGTCGCGCAGCGCCGATTTCAGCCAGTCCTTCTGCTCCTCGGGGAGCGTCTCGACCTTCTTTCTGGGGGGCATGTCACGCTCCCGGACGGGGCCGGTCGACGCCGTCGTGCAGCGCGCGCCCCGCCGCGATGTCGAGACCGCGCGCGGTCGCGGTCACGACGATGAAGCCCTCGTGATCCTCCGCCGTCACCATGCCCTGCTCGCGCAGCCAGGCGATCTCGCCCGCGATCTGGTCGCGCGTCGAGGTCACGCCCAGCCGGTTGCAGACGTCGTAAAGCAGGTCGCCGTTCGACGTGTATCCCGCGATGTCGGACAGGAACCGCAGGATGGTGAGCCGGCGTTGCCGTGCGACGCGCGTGTTGTAGTCCATGTCAGCTCGTCCCTCTCAGATGGTCCTCGTGGCGGGAAACGATGTTCTCGGTGCGCGTCAGGCTTTCGGCCATGCCGCGCATCGTGGCGCGCATCGCCTTCATGTCCCCGCCCATCTCCGCCAGCATCAGGTGGAGCTGGTGGACATCGTCCTTGCCCGGCATGCCCCGGACCGTCTCCTCCAGCGCGCCCACCCGCTCCTTGATGCGGGTGCTCTCCTCGGCGAGCTTGGTGAACCGCTCTTCGACATCCGCCCGTCGGGTCCGGAAATACGTGAAGACGATCGTGGCGATCGACAGGATCACGGGGACCGAAATCGTCCAGTCGAACGTCATGCGCCCGCCCCCGCCCGCCAGGCGCTGAGCGCGGGGTTGTCCTCGGGCTGCACGGCCTCGATCGTCGCGGCCGCGTCAGGGCCGGTCCCGGCCACCAGCGGGCTGTCAGCGCTGAGCGCACGGATCTCGCGCAGCTGCGCCACCACACCGGGCAGGGCGGCCGCCGCGCCCGCGAGATCGCGATTGAACTGGATGTCCTGCGCCTGCATCCGTCCGCCGAAGAAGAAGGTCACGACGATGGCGATCAGCGTCCAGAGGGCCGCGGGGATGATCGACCAGGCGGTGAAGACCTCGGTCGCCAGCCCGATGTCGTAGATCGGCAGCACCAGGATCACGATGGCGCCTGCCGTCAGCAGCGGGCGGGGCAGCCGGTTCAGCCCGTCGACGACGCGGTCGAACCAGCCGCGGCGGGGGTTGCGGAACTCCGCAGCGAACTGGGCCAGCGCGGCGCTGTCGAACTCCCCCGCGCGCTCGGCGGCGGTCTCAGCATTGCCGCGTAGCGCCTCGATCAGCTCCACGGGCATGTTGCGCCCCGAGCCGAACAGGATCCCGAGGATCTGTCCGATCATCCCCATGGGGCCGTCCTTTCGCGGTGCTGCGCCTCGGTCAGGTGGAACTGCGGCGAGATGAACTCTTCGGCCCGCACGATCCAGCCGCCCTTGCCGCCATCGCGGCGCCGCGCGTATTTGCGGCTGGCCGGGCGGCGGTCGGCGATCCGGTAATAGTAGTTCCGCCGCGCGATCCCGTAGGCGTCGACCAGGTGATCCGGCGCGCGAGCGAAGGCTTCCGCCGCCATCCGCGCCGTCTGCGGGCCGATCACGCCATCGACCGCGATCTCGGCAAAGCCCATGTCCTTGAGCAACCGCTGTAGTATCTTCACCGCGTTCGTGCCCGCGTTGACCTGCATGTCGAAGACGGTGGCCTGCAGCGGGCCGGGCAGCAGGTTGATCCGCGGCTCCTCGTAGTAGTGCCGGATGAAGATATCGACGGCCTGCTCCCGCGTCAGGCGGCGCACATCGGCGGGCGTGATCTGGCCGTCGCCATCGAGATCGAGGCGCAGGCGGCGCATGGTGTGGATCGTGACCCCGTAATTCGTGGCGCCGCCCGGGTCGTCGGGGTCATTCACGAAACCGCCCTCCCGGGCGACGATCTCTTCGGCAATCTGTCTGACGGCTTTCATGGAGCGGTCCCGCGGCTGGGTTGACCGCAGACTGCACCGGATGAAGGTCCCCGGTCCCGACCGAAGGGGTTCGGTCTCAGTCGTCGAAGAGCGGGAGCTGGGCGCGACGGGAGGGGCGTTCGCGGCGCAGGTCCTGGCGGATCTGCTCGACGCGGCGAACGCTCACCCCGAACTCCCTGGCGATATCGTTGGCCGAACGGCGCTGACCGGTCAAGCCCGCCTCGAGGACGGCCGCCCTCAGGCGCGCCGCGGCCTCTTCCGCCTGGCGGCCGCGCGGGGACGGGAACTCCACCTGGACGCCGCCGTGACGATCCGCGAGCCAGCGGGCCACCGCTGGGCCCAGCTCCGCGGCCAGCCGTGACTGCCGCGCCGTGTCGGGCTGGGGCACGTGCCGCCGCTGCCCGCCGCAGTTCAGCATCACGCGCAGGGCGGCGGCCTGCCCGAGGTCGGCTTCCAGCGCGTCGAGGCAGACCCGTTCAGGCATCGTCATCGATCTCCCGGCGGCGCTTCACCCGGCCGGTGCGGATGTCGGCCTGCACATGGGGCATGACGGTCACCACGACCCGGTCCTCGATCACGTAACGCCAGCCGTCGATGACGACGGCATTGGCCCCGGCGTCCGCGGCGGCCGCCACCCGGCGGGCGATGTCCCGGCGCCGCGGCCCGAGATCGACCCCCTGCACCCGCTCGGCGTAGCGGACCAGGGCGTGATCGGAGACACGGATCGGGCACTTGCTCATGAATGCAGGTCCCGGTCATAGCCGGTGTCGGTGCGCTGGCACCAGCGCTTGAGCGCGGTCACCACGTCGTCGATCTGCGCCGGTTCGCGCAGGTCGTCGATGTCGCGGGGCACGTAGCCCCAGGCCTCGCCGAACCGACGGCGGACGAAGGCGTTGAGCCCCTCGCGCGTGGGGTTGTCGAGCACGCCCGCCTCCCCGAGGAGCCGCCAGAGCTTGTGGATGAAGCGCAGGTCGCCGCGCGGCGCGCGCGGCCGCAAGCCGGGCTTGGGGGTCGGCTTGAACCCGGCGTTCTCAAGGGCTTTCAGGACCTTCCGGAGATCGGGTTCCGACATGCCCGACAGGCTCTCGTGGCCCGTTGCGCGGCGCTGCAGGTCGCGGCGCGCATCCTCGTCGAGCCCGAGCTCCCGGCAGGCGGCGAAGATCTTGCGGCGGAGCGCGGCGCTCATGCTGCGCCCCCCGCCTGGCAGGGGGCGCGGCGGGGCTCAGCCGGGCGGCAGGAGCATCCGCTCCACCGCGTCGGACAGGCGTTCCTCGACCAGCCGCAGAAGGTATTCGAGGCCGCGCCGGTCGACCATGCCGTCGGTTTCGGTGAGCAGGTCCACGATGCCGGCCAGCGCGCGCGCGGCATCGTGGATCTCGTCGGTCGGATCGCGCTCAGGCATGGGGTTGCACGTCGGCG